TAAATCTCAGATAATGAGAGACACCCTTGATAGTCTAGGCCACGCCATCTTCCCAAGAATGGGTATAGTAGAAGGACAAGTCAACATTGATGACGTTCTTAATACTGACATAGGACAACCAATAAGAATGAGAGCACCAGGAATGGTTCAGCCTTTCTCTGTGCCTTTTGTTGGTAAAGAAGCCTTCCCAGTATTGTCTTACTTAGACGAAGCAAAAGAAAACCGCACAGGTGTTTCTAAGGCTTCCGCTGGACTAAACGCAGAAGCATTACAATCTACAACTTCCGCAGCTGTATCGGCTACTATGTCTGGAGCTCAAGGAAGAGTAGAACTTATCTGTCGTCACTTTGCTGACGGTATGAAAGATTTATTTAAACTTGTAAACTCACTTGTTATCAAGCACCAAGAAGGTCAAGACATGATGAGACTTAACAACGAGTTTATTCCTATTGATCCTAGATACTGGGATGCTGATAAAGATATGGTAATTAATGTTGGTATTTCTAAAAACTCTGACGAAGAAAAGTTCCAAGTCCTAACAGCTATGGCACAAAAGCAAGAACAAATATTACAAACCCTAGGCCCTAACAATCCCTTGGTTAATTTACAGCAGTATGCAAACACTCTAACTAAAATGATTGAAATGGCTGGATTTAAAGATGCAACAACATTTATAAATACAACTGTACCTC